ATCACCCGGCGCAGTGGCTGATTCAGGTGGTATGCGATGACCTCGTGGCCATATCCTTCAAGGACCAGTTTTGCGATTTGCTCTTTTAGCGCGTTTCTGTCGTAAGTAAGCATTGACATCACCGTTCAGCAAGGACGTGGTGGAGGATGATAACTGTTTTTCACGAATCAGGTAGCGGAAATCATCTCCAACCTGTTTTCTCAGTTCATTGTAGATGAGCCATCTCAGTCTCTTACTTTGCTTGGTCACTCAGTGGTTATACCAGAAATAGGGGCGTCAAGGGGAAGAGTCAAGTTAAATTTTTGGAACGTTCTTGCCCAGATTGACGGGATATGATACAGTCATGGTATGAGCATGGACAGCAGATTCGAGCGAGCGCTTCGTATCGTCCTCGAGTATGAGGGCGTGACGATTTCTGACAACCCGAATGATCTGGGTGGCGTCACCAATTCCGGCATTGCCCAAAGCTCGCATCCCGGGATTAATGTGACAAAATTGAGTAGTCAGCAGATCAGGATGATCTATTATCAACAGTATTACAAGCCATTCGAGAACTTGCCGGGGCCTATGGCATTTTTCTGTTTCCAGTTTGGTGTAAATGTTGGGCCGGGGCTGGCCGCAAAAATCCTGCAAGAATGTCTTGGCGTAACAGCAGACGGCATCATTGGGCCAATTACCGAAAAGGCTGCAAAGGAACAGTTTAGCCCAGAGTTCATGGCCAAACTCGGGGATACTGTTGTGCGCCATTATTTCGATTTCGTAATGGAGGACCAATCGCAGCGTGAGTTCCTGCAAGGGTGGATGCGGCGAACAGTCAATGCCTCTATGAGGGCTTGGGAATTTTGAGCAAAAAGATCGACCTCAAAACTTTCTACGTGATGATGTCGCAGGTGATGGGAATGAAGGACCCACCCAAGCACTTCATCCCTATCTGCGAGATTCTTGAGGACGAATCAATCGAGCATATTCAGATCATCGTTGCGCCGGGGTCTGGCAAAAGTCAGTTGGTCTCGATCTTCTATCCTGTTTGGCTACTGGCCCAAGACCCCACTCAGACCATCTTGGGTGTGTCGGCGGGGCGCGATCTGATTCGGGGGTTCTTGAATGCGGTCTCACGTATCATTGAGTTTGATCCACACTACCACAAACTGTTTCCGCACATTGAGCCTGACAAGGACTCCGGATGGTCGGAAATTGCGGGGCTGTATGTAAAGGGGCATCTTCCGGGTTCGCCTGATCCCAGTTACTTTGCAACGGGTCTGGGCACCTCGATCATCACCGGTAAGCATTGCCGGACAATGATCATAGACGACGTGCACGACGCCGAGAACTCCGCTTCAATCGAGCAGTGTGAAAAGGTCAAGAACTTCTATTATCACACCCTTCTGGGCCGCGCTGATCCCAAAGGCTGTAGATACATTGTGGCCGGGCGCAGATGGTCACCCAACGACATTTACGGGCACTTCATGCACGCAGGCCACTTTGTCACACTAATCCTGCCAGCGTTTAGAGAAAGCCAAGAGATATACTGGGATTGTTACGTTCCCGAAACGTCAAAGAATATCATTACTGAATATCTTGGCAAGGAAAGCGAGCCGGGGCGATTCGGGCACATAGACGGGCACCGCTATTTCAAAATCCCCTATGGCAAGTCCCCAACTGGATTCTTCTGGCCCGGAAACAAGCAAAAGGAAAAAGAAGTCACAATTGAAGTCAAGAGTGCTCCACATATCGCTCAGGCCCTATATTTCTGCGATCCACAACCGCTCGGGGGCTCAATCTTTAAGGTAGAAGATATTCAATACGCCGACAAACTTCCGGATGAGCCGCCCAATTATGTGATCTCAGCTTGGGACACGTCATTTGGAACTGGAAAGGCCAACACTGCCGGATATGTTGCATACCTCTATCGTTGCGACAAAAACCACAATCCGCAAATCCGTTCTTCGGTGGAAGAACATTATGATGTGTATGTAGTTGACAGATACGTTGGAGACTGGAAGTTCGCCGAGCTTGTTGATGTGATCGTGGGCATGAACAACAAGTATCGCCCGCACGCTGTAATTATCGAGAATCGCTCAACCGGAATTACTCTGGCCCAAATGCTTCCTCAATATGGTGTGCCCGTGGTGCCCATTATGCCGAAAAGCGGAAAAGCGCTCAGGGCCATTGAAGTCGTCACTGGATCGCACGGCTCGGTGCAAGGATGGTTCAGGCTGGGCCGGGTGAAACTGTTGAGGGGCGATTGGAACAGATATACAGAAGAGGCACTTCTAACATTCAATGGCGAAACGTCAGCGTCACTCGATGACGTGGATGCGCTGGTTTATCTTGTGTCACACGCCATAAAACTCGGCATCAGCGGAAATGTTCAGACAATGGAAGTTCGGCCCCCATCCAATGAACAAGCGCCAGCCGGACCAATGGGAATGTTGGATGAGATCAAACAGAACATTCATGAATCAAATGCCGATCCGATACAGTTTGCTATGCTCGAGTTCTTCAATACAGACGAAATGTGCATGACCTGCATCAACTATGACGCCAAGGGTAGTATGTGCAAACTGCTTCAGGTTAGGAAAAGGTTCTTTGACTCTTGCCCCAGATACTCCAGCAAGGAACTCTTTGAATCTGGGCCAGAGGTTGATTGGTAGCCTTCGTTGTGATATAACTAAGACATGAGCATCATCTTTCCCGTTGGGGACGATTTAGACCTTACAAATCCTGATCTCACTCCCGAGGAACTGGTCAAGCTCCAGAAAGAAATCATGGAGCGCAACGCCTTTCTTCAGGAAACGGCTCGGGAATCTTGGACTTGGGGCGCAGAAATCCCTGAGGAACTAAAGAAATATGTGCAGGCTGGCAGCATTCTTACGCCATCGCTGGTGGAAGACATCATCAGCAAAGCAGGGTTTGGCACGCCTCTGTTCTCAGGAAATGCGCCCAAGGACTTCAATGCGTCCACTTTTGGTAACACGCAGATCAATCTTTTTCCGGACCCGACGTTCAATCAGACTCTTTGGCCCCGCCCCGGACTTGGGCCAGACGCGATCCTGAGATGGGCCATCGGCTCAATCGGAGCCATGACAGTCATCAGAGTCCGCATTGATGACGTTTTGCGCCACGCCAATTACTCCGATCAATCATGGAAGCCGGGATGGCGCATCACAATGAGAGATTCGCAAAAATACCCCACCAAGGATGACAAGGAGGCCATCAAACAAGCCGTTGATTTTCTTGAGAATGGCGGCCTTTACAAGAGTGTTATTGAGCGTGATGAGAATCAATCAATGGACTTTCCTCGCTTTCTGGCCGCAATCGTTCAGGACTCTCTAATCTATGACAACATTGCCATCCTCACAAAAGTGAAAGACGGCAAGGTTACCGCATTTACTCCATTCAATGCAGCAAGTATCCTGATCGCCAAGCCAGAGGGGTATGAGTTCGACAAGAGCAAGTTTGCCGTTGAAATAGACCCGTCTGGGCAGGTCCTACAGTCATTCACTCGGGACCAACTTATCTGGTATGTGCGCAATCCCGGCAACTATCAGACGACACGATATTATGGCCAAAGCGAGGTCGAACTGGGCATTAAAATCCTACAGTCGTTTCAGAATGCGTTTGACATGAACGCCAATACCTTTGCCAACAATTCTATGCCAAATGGCATGATGGTGATTACTGGTGTCGTTGGTATTTCGCGTGATACCCTAAACTTTTTGAAACGTGTCTGGAACAATGCCGTGCGTGGTGTGAGTAAGCGTTGGGGCGTTCCTGTTATGGCCCTCGACAGCGAAAAGGCAAAGGTTGATCTGATCAAGTTCAATGACATCAAGGGTCTGGATCATGTCTATGAACACCACATGAACATGACGTTTGCGCTCATTTGCGCCCTATACCGAATGCCAGTTGCGCGACTCGGAATGAAGATTTCTGGTCAGGGGCCCAACGCAAAGGACCCCATGAACAAGGATAGAGAGGAGCAGGAAGACATTGGTCGCATTGTGCTCCTGCAACATCTCGAAAATTTAATAGACAATTACCTTATTAAAAGAAACTGGCCCAACCTTAAATTCTCTTGGAC